CCCCCGCCAAGCCCGGAGTGCTGAAGCCGGGGCAGAAGGCCACGCAGGCGTCCATCCCGATGCCCACCGGGGCCAACGCGCTGAAGCCCATCGGCCTGAAGGGCGACGGGGCGATGCTGACCCAGAAGATCGCGGGCTTCCTCGCCGCAGGAGACGTGCAGTCGCTGGAAAACATGGCCGCGACGGCTGACATCTGGACTGTCGGCGTCACCGGCAAGAAGGCGCTGAAAGCCTATGTGCAGGCCGCGCTGGGCGAAGCCAAGGCGAAGAACCCTTCGGCGGCTGCGGCGGCTGTGACGCCCGCAACTGTTACCATCCCGAAGGTGCCGAAGCCCAACGTCGCCAACCCTGCCGCGAAGCTGACCACGACCAAGCTGGACGACATCCTCGACCAGAACGGCTATGTGCCGCACCACGAAATCAAGGAGAACGTCAACCTGAAGTCGATGGTCGCCGCCGCGCTGGAAGGTGACATCGAAGGGCTGAAGGCCATCGTCCCGCAGGAGAAGTCGCAGTCCTACCTGAAGGATGACCTGCTGGCGCAGATGAAGGAACAGGCGGACCTTGCCATCGTCATGGCCGCATATGCAGGCAAGGACATCAACGCCCCCGACAAGCCCGCGCGCGAAGCGAAGCCCGTCATCGCCACGCCGCAGCCCGTGCCGCAGCCCGCGCCGAAGGTGCCGACCGGGGCTGCGCCCGATTTCGCCAAGGCCATGCTGCCCAGCGGCCAGAACGCGCCGTCGCACAACGCCAAGATTTCGCAGATCAAGGCGCTGTTCGAGGCGGGCGACGAAAAAGGCATCCTCGCGCTGAAGCTGGGGACCAATACCTACGCCAAGAAGCAGGTGAAGGTCGCCAACGACGCGCTGGCCGCGCTGGGAAGCGTGCATCAGGTTGCGGCTGGGCAGGCCGGAAACAGCCACCCCGCGCTGACCGGCGGCACCGTGCAGGCCGCGCCCAAGCCCGCCAAGGCCGCGCCTGCCAAGCCGCAGGTGAAGCCCTTCGATCCGGGCAAGATCACCACCCCGCCCGACTTCAAGACGATGGGCGCGGGCGGGGGTGGCCTGTCTTCGGTCCCGGCCATCAACGAGGCGAACAACGCGGCGGTGAAGGCCATCTATGAAGCGGCGTCCAAGGGCGACTTGGAAGCGCTGAAGTCCCTGACCTTTGCCGAGGTGGACAAGGGGACGGGCAGCGTCACCGGCAATCAAATCGCCTTCGCCAGCGGCAACCACCCGTCGAAGCACGTCAGCGCCTATTTCCAGAACCTCGTCAACGAGGTGGACCTGCAACTGAACCCGCCCGTGGTCACGCCGGTCGGGCAGCGGGTGGCCGCGCAGGACTGGGACGGCGGCTTCTCGCACCTGAAGCCGGTTGCTGCGGGCAAGGGCGTCGCGGCTGTCGAAAAGGCCAACAAGGCGGGCGATTACATCATCCTTGGCGTGGTCAAGGACGTGCTGACCAGTTCGCTGCCGAAGGAAAACAACACCGTCGTCGCCAGCACTTCGTGGAAGGATGCCGCAAGGGCGGCGTATAAGGCGGCATCCAGCAAGGCCAAGGCCACCTTCTCGCACTACGTCACCACGTCGGGGGCGAAGGCGCTGAACACCGCGCTGCGCAGCGGCAACGTGGACACCACCACTGACGGGAAGACCATCTTGCAGCACGTTCAGGACTTCAAGGGGCTGATGGTGGACATCCCCGAAGGCTCGACCTTCACCCGCAACATGGGCGGGAGCGGCTTCGGCGCGACGCCTGACCCCGTGAAGATCAAGGCGCTTCAGCAGTTCCTGCTGGGCGCTGAACGGGGCACTGTGGTGCAGGAACCCGGCTTTTCGTCTTCGTCGTGGGGGATGCAAATCCTGTCCGACAATGACATCCAGTGGAAGTTCACGGCGGGCAAGGGCGTCAGGGCATATCCGGCTTGGCTGACCGCCAACGCAGGCGAGGGCGAGAGTTTGTTTCCCCCGAACCAGCGGTATATGATAACCGGGGCCAAGAAGCAGGGCAAAACGGTGGTGGTCGAAGCCATCCTTCTGCCCACGATTGACTGAGGAATGCCAAGATGAACCGCCTGTCCGACCTGAACGATGACCGCGCGCTGCTGGACATTACGCCCAGCGGCGACGCCACGTCACTGACGCAGCCTTCTGTGGTGGACGGCATCTTGCGGACCTACACCAAGCACCTGCTGGACACGGCGGGCGCGGTGCAGGCTGGCACCATGTTGCAGCCGCAGGCGGTGGAAGCCATGAAGGCCGAAGCCAAGCGGATGCAGGCCATTTTCTACGGCCAGAACCCCGCCTTCAAGGGTCAACCGTGGTGGAACAAGCCTGAAGCGCTGGGCGCGTTTCTGTGCGGCTCTGCGGGCCTTGGCGGCGACCCGGATGATGCCGTGGAGCGGCTCATGCGCACGTTCTGGAACGAACTGGCCCCGAACCTGTCGGCCTACATGAACGACGAAATGGACGAAGACCTGTTCCTTGAAGGTGTGGTGGGCGAACTGCTGGAACGCTATCGCGCCTACCTCATGGGACTGCCGTATTCGCCCGATGATGGCGCAGAATAAACGTCCAGACGAAAACTGTTGCGATGCACTCGGTCTGTGCTATACCACTATCATGCAAATGATTGCGTGATCCGGCCAGTATCACAAAAATGATGCTGGCCTTTCGCGTCGAAGCATAGCGGGGTGGAGCAGCGGTAGCTTGCTTGGCTCATAACCAAGAGGACGGCGGTTCGATCCCGCCCCCCGCTCCCAACGCCCCGCATATCGGCGCGTTCTGACGAAGGTTCCTACCGCCAAGCCGCAGCATGGTTGGGACGCAGCATCACGGGACGCTGGAACCTTCTTCCGAACCCGCCACCACCCCAAAGGCCCGCCACTGGCGGGCTTTTTCATTTCCAGAGGTTCGCATGGCTTTCGGCATCACCTTCGACTTCGAAAAGGCCGACAACGAGGGCCGCTATGTGCGCGGCTGGGCCAGCGTCGTGACCGTGGACGGCGCGCCCGTGGCCGATACGCAGGGCGATGTCATCGAAATGGAAGACCTGCGCAAAGCCGCGCACGCCTTCGTCTGCGATGCCCGCGTCGCCAAGGCCATGCACGCCGGGGCGCAGGTCGGGGAAGTGGTGGAAAGCGTCATCGTGGATGACGCCTTCGCCAAGGCGCTGGGCGCATCGACCACCCAGCGCGGCTGGTGGATCGGGATGAAGATCAACGACGACACGATCCGCAAGCGCGTGAAGGCAGGCGAACTGAAGGCATTCAGCATCGGCGGACGTGGCAAGCGCCAGAAGATGGAGGGCTGAAATGCCGCAACGCCTGACCGACATGGAAATCCACGAAATCAGCCTTGTGGATGAACCGGCCAACGAAGACGCCCGCGTGGTGATCGTCAAGGCCAAGAACGGGGCTGACCCGTCCAAACCTTCTTCGGTGGCAAAGGTGGCAGGCGCTGTGCTTGCGGCCATCGAAGAAATGTCTCCGCAAATTGTGGAGCGCGCTATGGCCGAAGGCTTTTCGGCTGACCCGGACGCTGCGGCTGCGGCGACCGCCATTCTTCAGGAGACTGTCATGGACATGGAAGCCGTGACCAAGGCGCTTGAGGACGCAGAAGCCAAGCTGGACATGCTCGAAAAGCGTGCCACCGAAGCCGAAGCCGCCCTTCAGGCCAAGGACGAAGTCATCAAGGCCAAAGACGCCGAACTGGCGGAACTGGTCGCCAAGGGCAAGTCGAAGAAAGCCGACATGAAGGCTGACGACGACGAAACCGCCGAAGATGACGAAGACGAGGTGATGAAGTCGCTGCCGGAAAGCATCCGCAAGCGGCTGGCAGAAGCTGACGCGCTGCGCGAGGAAGTCCGCAAGGCCAACGAAAAGGCCGAACTGGACGCGCACATCGCCAAGGCCAAGGCGCTGGGCGCTGCTGACGCTGACGCTGTCGGCGGGCTGCTGCTGCGCGTTGCCAAGGGCACGACCACGCAGGACGACGCCAAGGCGCTGGAAGACCTGCTGAAGTCGGCCAAGGCGGTGGATGACAAGTCGCCGCTGTTCAAGTCGCTCGGCACTTCCGCTGCCGTGGACGGCGACCCGGAAGCCATCCTGAAGGCCAAGGCCGACGAAATCGTCACGAAGTCGAGCGGCAAGCTGACCTTCGCGCAGGCTTATGACCAAGCCCTGCAAGAGAACCCCGGCCTCTACACCGCCTTCATCGCCAAGCGCCGCACGCCCCCGGCTGCTGCGTAACGAAACCCCTTTCGCTAGGAGAACCCCATCATGGCTATCAAAGCCGTTGGCACCGACATTTCCGTTGTCGCTGGTGCCGACCTTTCCGCGCAGCAGTTTCGCGGCGTGAAAGTCAACTCGTCCGGGCTGGCAGTCGTCGCCAACGCGACCGACCTGAACCAGATCGGCGTCCTTCAGAACAACCCCGGCAACGGCCAGACCGGCACCATCCGCATCACGGGTGTGACCAAGGCCAAGGCGGGCGGCACCGTGGCTGCGGGCGACCGCGTCACCACGGACGCCAACGGTGCCTTCATCACCGCAACCACCGGCAAGCAGGTCTGCGGCATCGCCCTGACCGGCGCGGCTTCCGGCGACGTTTTCACCGTTCTGCTCTCTGAGCGCGGCGTCGTCTAACGAAACCCCCTGTAAGGAGCAACTCCCATGCAGCCCACTCCCGGCGACGTTCATGTGAACACGCCGCTGACGAACATTTCCATCGCGTTCCTTCAGAACGCTGCGGACTTCGTTGCGGCCAAAGTGTTCCCCAACATCCCCGTCTCCAAGCAGTCGGATCGCTACTACGTCTACAATCGCGGCGATTTCAACCGCGACGAAATGGCGGAACGCGCCCCCGGCACCGAGAGCGCGGGTTCCGGCTACACGCTGGACAACACCCCGACCTACTTCGCCAACCGCTACAGCATTCACAAGGACATCCCCGATGAAGTCCGCTCGAATGCCGACGCGGTGCTGAACCCGGATCGGGAAGCCACCGCCTTCGTCTCGCACAAGGCCCTCATCAAGCGCGAAAAGCTGTTCGTGTCGAACTACTTCACGACCGGCAAATGGGCGACTGACATCACTGGCGTGGCTTCGGCCCCGTCCGCCGGTCAGGTTCTTCAGTGGTCGGCGGCGAACTCCGACCCCATCAAGAACGTCCGCGATGCCAAGCGCACCGTGCGGGAAAGCACCGGCTACGAACCGAACAAGCTGGTTCTGGGCCGCGCGGTCTATGACACCCTGCTGGACCACCCGTCCATCATCGACCGCATCAAGTATGGTCAGACCGCCCCCGGCGCTGCCATGACCAGCGCACAAATCCTCGCCCAGCTTCTGGGTGTGGACGAAGTGCTGGTGATGAACAGCATCGAAAACACCGCGAAGGAAGGCCAGACCGCTGCGCACTCCTTCATCGGCGGCAAGAAGGCCCTGCTGGTGCATTCGGCCACGGCTCCGGGCCTGATGACCCCGTCCGCCGGTTACACCTTCTCTTGGACCGGCCTTCTGGGCGCGGGCAACGAAGGCAACCGCATCCGCCAGTTCCGCATGGAACACCTCGGCATCGACCGCGTGGAAATCGACATGTGCTTCGACATGAAGATGGTCGCGTCGGACCTTGGCTACTTCTGGAACAGCATCGTCGCCTAATCGGCGGCGGCGCACCCCATCATGGCGGGGGGCTTCACGGCCCCCCGTCGCTTGCCCTGACCGCAAGGAGACGCCCGCATGTATGAACCGCTGTTGCCGTTCACGCCCCACGCAGAATTCGAAGTCCTTCAGCCGCTGAACATCGACGGCGTGGACCTCACCCCCGGCAGCAAGCTGCCGAAGAATGGCCTGAACCACCGCCTGCTGCGCCAGCTTTACGAACAGCGCCGCATCGGCGTGGCTGGCCCCGACTATTCCGGCCTGACCGCACCCGCCCGCGCGCCCGCGCAGGAAGCGCCTGCGGCAGCGCCTGCGGCCCCGGCTGCACCTGCCCCCACCGCCGCCACCGAAGCCCCTGCCACGCCCGCCTATCGCATCAAGCAGGCGGGTCTGGGCGGCTTCAAGGTGATCGACGCCAAGGGCCAGCCCATCGGCCCCGGCTTCAAGACCAAGGCCGATGCCGAAGCCGAAATCGCCCGCCTGACCGCCCCGAAGGAATGACCCTATGGCCCTGATCGTTGAAGACGGCACCGGCAAGGCGGATGCGGACAGCTATGTTTCGCTGGCCGCGTTCAAAGCCTATTGCGACGGTCGGGGCTATTCCTACGGCACCACCGCAGACGCGGTTCTGGAACAGAAGCTGCGGCTGGCGACCGACTATGTGGACACCATCTTTCGCTACAAGGGCATCCGGCTGGTCAGCGGGCAGGCGCGGGAATTCCCCCGGTCCAGCCTGATCGACTTCAGCGGCTACGAAGTCACCGGCCTGCCCCAGCGCGTCGTCCGCGCCACCTGCGAACTGGCCTTCAAGGCCATCACCGAAGACCTTTACATCGACCTCGACCGGGGTGGCCGCGTCACCAGCGAAAGCGTTGGCCCCATCAGCGTCAGCTATGCGCCCGACGCGCCCGCCGGAAAGATGTTCCGCTTCGCTGAGAACCTGCTGAAGCCCTACATCCGGGGCGACATGGACTTCATCAACCCCGTCTCCTTCGGCACGTCCGAAGAAGCCACCTTCGAAAAGGGCATGGATGACGTGCCGGGGAATTACAGCCCGCTTGATCCGAGGCTGTGATGGCGAAGTTCCTGTCCTTCCAGCAGACCGCCGCCGCGCTGATCGCCAAGGCGGGCAGCAAGGTGACGCTGACCCGCACGTCGGTTCTGGGCTTCGACCCCATCACCGATGCCGACCTGACCCAAGTGCAGAGCGAAGATTTCATCGCGGTGGCGATGCCTCCGTCGCAGCAGGCCAAGTATCAGGCCCAGACGCTGGAACGGAACATCAGCTATGAAGTCTATTTCTCGCTGAAGGGGCGCACGATGCGCCCGGAACCCGGCGACCTGCTGCGGCTGAACGGTGACGAACACAAGGTGTTCTGGGCGACCACCTATGACCCAGCGCTGGACGGGCCGATTTTCACCCTTGCCTATGTGTCGCAGTAATGGCCGCGCCGTCGCAGGTGTTCAAAGCCCAGATCGACGCATGGCTGCACAAAGCCCCTGAAAAGCTGGACGGCTTCGCGCGGCAAATCTGCTTCGAAATGGCCGAGCGGGTGGTGGACAAGACCCCCGTGGACACCGGCTTTCTGCGCGGCTCATGGCAACCCAGCATCGGGGAACCGTCGCTGGATCACGAAGGCAAAGAAGACAAGGCGGGGGCGCTGGCCGAAGCGGCTGTTGCCCTTGTCGTCCCGCAGATGAAGGCGGGGCAGAAGTTCTACATGATGAACAACGCCGCCTATGCCCGCTTCGTGGAATACGGCACCAGCAAGATGGCTGGCCGGTATTACGTCAGCGACACCGTGAAGAACTGGCCCGCAGTCGTGGAACAGGTGGCGTCCGAACTTGGGCTGAAGAAATGACCGGCGTCGCCACCATCCACTCCGACATGCGGGCGGCGTTCCGCACCAAGCTGCAAAACATCGCAGGCATCCCGAACCTGATTTCTTGGGAGGGGCGACCGTTCCCTTCTGGCGTGACCATCCCCTACATCCGCGAAAGTTTCCGCCCCCTGTCGTCGCTGGTCCGGGCGCTGGGCCGGGGCGGCACGATCCAGCACCGGATGACCGCGAACCTGTCGGTCTTCTATCCGGCGGGGAAGGGCACGCTGGACATCGACACGGCGGCTGGCCTGCTTCTGGAAGGCTTCGCCCCCGGCACCGCGCTGACCTATGGCGGCGCGACGGGCACCGTCATGCAGGCGGAACGCGCCCCGCTCTTGCAGGAAACCGATTGGCTGTCCTGCCCCGTCACCATCACCATCGTCGCCTACACGGCGAACTGATCCCTCCCGGCCCCTGAACGGGCCTTATCGCAGGAGTTTGCCCAATGGCCGTTCAAGCCAACGTCCAGACCACTATCGCCTATAAGGCGGAAACCACCTTCGGCACCGCGCCGACCGCTTCTGGCGCGCAGTTCGTCCGCCGCGTGTCGTCCAGCCTTGCGCCGGTCAAAGACAGCTTCGCTTCCAACGAAGTGCGGAGCGACTATCAGGTGAACGACGTGCGCCACGGCATCCGCAGCGCGCGCGGCACCATCGAAGGCGAACTGTCCACCGCCACCTATGACGATTGGCTGGAAGCCCTGATGCGCGGGACGTGGACCGCTGGCGTCAGCGCTGCCCCGGCAGACTTCGCCACGGGCGTCACCATCGCGGATACCACGCTGAACGGCGCGCTTTGCTCGACGCTGACCTTCGCGGGCGCTGGGTCGCTTATCACCAAGGGCTTCAAGGTGGGCGACATCGTGCGCGGCACCGGCCTGACCACCCCCGCGAACAACGGGGTGAACCTGCGCATCGTGGCGCTGACCGCGACCGTGATGACCGTGTTCCCGCGCCTGACCGCCACCGCGCAGCAGGCTGCGGGCTGGGCTGTCGCTGTGGCTGGCCGCAAGCTGACGATGGGCACGCAGAAGCGGTCCTTCACCATCGAACAGTCGCTGACCGATGCGTCCCTGTGGGAGCGCTTCACGGGCGTGCGCGTGGGCGGGGCGAACATCAACGTCCAGCCCAACGGCATGTCCACCGTGTCGTGGGACTTGATGGGCCAGAACTTCGCAATGGGCACCGCGTCGTCCTACTTCACCAGCCCGACCGTGGAAACCACCACGGGCGTGCTGTCGGGCATCGACGGCTACATCCGCCTGAACGGCGAAGAACAGGCCGTCGTGACCGGCCTTCAGATGAACATCAGCAACAACCTGTCGATGCCCCCGGTCATCGGCGCGGTGCAGGCCCCGGACATCTTCTATGGCCGCATGGTTGTGACCGGCACGGTTTCGGCCTTCCTTGAAGACGCGGACCTTGTGAACGCCTTCATCAACGAGAACGAAATCGACCTTGTGGCGACGCTCGAAACCGGCGCGAACCCGCAGGACTTCCTGAACTTCAACATGCAGCGCATCAAGCTGACCGGCGCGCAGAAGACCATCGGTCCCGATGGCGGCGTGATCGCGCAGTTCCCGTTCCAAGCGCTGCTGAAGGCCGGTGGCACCGGCACCACCTTCGACCAGTCCACTCTGGTCATCCAGCGTTCGAACGCCTGACGCTACGGCGCGGGTTGTTCCTCGAAGCGGCGGGCGCGGTCAGGGCGTCCGCCGCTTCACCATCATCACCATCGTCATAGGAGAAAACCGTGGACTTCAACCTCCCCGGAATGGATACCCGCACGCTTTCCGAAGAAGGCGTGGACATGCAAGTCAAGTCGCTTCAGGGCGAAGTCCTGAAGGATGCGGACGGCAAGCCCGTCACGCTGAAGCTGCTTGGCCCGGACAGCGACAAGTATCGCGCCATGACCCGCCAGCAGGTGCGCAAGCGCTTCCAGCGGGCCGCAGGGGCTGACGCCACGAAGGACACCTTCGCGGAAGACGAAGCCGACGCGCTGAACATTCTGGTGGCCTGCACCGTGGGGTGGTCGGGCGTGAACACCACCAAGGGGGAACCCATCCCCTGCACCCCCGACACCGTGCGCGCGCTTTACACGAACTTCCCGGCCATCCGTGACCAAGCCGACGTGTTCATGGCGTCGCGCGCAAATTTTACGAAGGCGTCGTAAGGGCGCTTGTCGAATACGGGGCTTGGCAGTTCCGCATGGGCAAGAGCGCTGGCAGCGCTTCCGTGTCGGACCACTATGCCGCCCTCGAAAAGAAGGGCCGGAAGGTTCGCCCGAAGGGGCCAACCCTCCCGCCCGAAGCCGTCTACCTGTGGAACCATTTCACGCTGCTGCACGCGGCGCGCACAGGGGGCGGAATGGGACCGAACCCCATCACCTATGCCGAACTGGACGCCTACAGCCGCATGACCGGCTCCGCGCTGGAAGCATGGGAGGTGGGGGCCATCCGCGCGCTTGACGACGCCTATCTTTCCGCCGCTGCCGAGAAGTGATCCCCCATGTCCAACGCCGACATCTTCAGCCTTGGTTTTGAAGTCGATACTTCGGCGCTTGGGCAGGGCAAGGCGATGGCCGAAGCCTTCGCCCGCGCCCTTTACGACGTGCAGAAGGCCATGCAGGCCGAAGAAGCCGCCGCAAAGAAGGCGGGCGAAGCGGAGCGCAAGGCGGCTGAAGAACGCAAGAAGGCCGAGGATGCGGCGCGTCGCGCGGCTGACCCGCACCTGCGGCTGGCCGACGCGCTGGGCCGCATCGGGCAGCAGGCGCAGGGCATGTCGGGCCACCTTGGCGGGCTGACGCAGGGCTTCCTTGGGCTGGGCCAGACGCTTGGCAGTGGCGGCACCGGCCT